CGGATACTTCGCTGGGCCTCTACAGGCTGAAATCGATCAGCACCTGAAGATCGCTCAGTTTACTCTGACATTTATGTGCAAGCCACAGAGGTTCCTAAAAGACGGAGAGATTCCTCATGAGTTCAAATCAAAAGGATCTCTACACAACAATACCGGCTTTACCGCAAGACCTCTTATCAGAGCTTACGGAACCGGCTCGTTTACAATTGACGGAGTAACAGTTCGTATTAACTCCGCCAATTCTTATACCGACATTGACTGCGATCTTATGGAGTGCTACAAAGGCGCAACTAATTGCAACGGCAATGTCACATTAGCATCTGGAGCATTTCCTGTTCTTAAGAGCGGGGACTGCTCCATTTATATGTCTGGAATTAGCAGACTTATTGTCACACCAAACTGGTGGACACTGTAAGGAGGTGAAGCGATGATTCCGATCTTATTTGGTCCTAACGAAGGGCTTACGAACGGCTTTACGACGAACGGAATCGGAAGACTTTCCGCCTGCAGCAGATGCGAAGTTACTGAATCGATCAACGAAATGTTTGAGCTGGAGATGGAGTATCCGATGAGCGGTCCTCACTTTAGTGATCTCAGAACTGGTAATATTATTGGCGCTGTACCATTTCAAAATGGGTCGATTCAGGGCTTCGAAATCTATAAGATTACCAAGCCGATTAACGGGATATCCACAGTCTATGCAAGACACGTATCGTATAGGCTTAGCAATACCCCGGTAAATAAGTTCTCTTATCACGGAGTAAAGAATCTGTTTAATGCTCTGCCTACTATTGCTATGGAGCCTTGCCCGTTTACATTCACTACTGATGAGACAAGTACAGCGGACTACGTAACTACGCTTCCGAGGTCAATTAGAGAAACTCTTATCGGCAACAAAGAGTCAGTCCTTACGATGTATGGCGGCGAATTCCAGTGGGATAACTATAAAGTTATTCACAAGAAGAACCGCGGCTCAGATAAAGGAGCAAATGTCCGGTATGGCAAGAATATTATCGACCTTACTCAGGAAGAGAATATTGAGAAGACTATAACCGGAGTGCTTCCTTATTACAACAGTAATAACATCTATAAGACTTTATCTGCGCCCAGACAGAGCGCAAATGCAAGCAAGTTCCCATACCACAGGACTTCTATCATTGATTGCACGAGTGACTTTGAGAATCCTCCGTCTGATGAGGCTCTTATCCAATGGGCTGATAACTATATGACGAAGAACAAAGTTGGAGTACCGACTGTAAGCCTTACGGTATCTTTTGTGGATCTCAAGAATACCTATGAATACATGGGGCTTCCTATGCCGTCTATCAATCTTGGAGACACGGTTACGGTGTACTTTGAGACGCTTGGCATTACAGAAAAATCCTATGTGAACAAGACGGTGTGGAACGTTCTTACAGATAGCTATGACTCAATTGACATCGGGGAAAAGAAAGTTACATTAACCGATGAGCTTGAGAAAGCATCGGCACTTGCCGGAGACGCACTTACAGATGCCAGAATGAGCTACGCTTTGGATAAGGCTACCGGAACACTTAACAGCGGACTTCGTGGTCATATGATCCAGAACAGGAATTCCGATGGATGGGCAAATGAGCTGCTCTTCCTTGACAATGAGAACATCAATCAAGCAAGAAATGTTCTTAGAATTAACTATGCCGGTATTGGCTTTAGTTCAACCGGCTATAACGGAAACTTCTGGCAGTCATGGACTCTTGACGGAAAGATGACCCTTGGCGGTGTTAACAACAGCTATGGCGATCTGTGGCTTCTGTCATCTCAGGCAGTTCCAATGGTAGAGCTCGATAACGATGGGCTTAAGCTGTGGAACATTACCGACGCAGGATTCCTTGCTAATGGCGTGATGTACAAAGACGGCGACCATACTGAAGCTATAACCCCAAGAGAAGGCTCATATTATGTAGACCAGACCGAACGGAAAGTCTACAAATATGATGGTGGATACCACGAGCCAGAAGATCACGAAGGTATTATGGCTCAGATGGTTCATAAGGGTTTTGGACTCTATGAAGGCGATATAGACCTCAAATGGAACGGTATGACTGGTATCTATTTCCATGCTTCCGAAGAAGAGGGAACATCAGATACTCTTGAAATTGGCGATTTCATGGTTGTCTATGAAGAAGAGTATGGACGACAGATTTGGGAATCTTCCGACGAGTGCACTGGAATGTCTGGCGAACCTGCACAGTGGGGTCAGTATTACCTTTGGGCTGGGTACCACAGAGAATCCGGAGAAGATCCCGACGGAACCGAATATGACACTGAAGAGGTCACGTTTGCTGTGGAAGACCAGGGCGGCGGTGGAAATGACATCGTCAAAATCAATGGACATCTTTGGGTTAATGGTATTGATATTATCGATTACATTGATCAAAAGACATCTGGCGGTGGAGACGACGGACCCGGTGATGATCCTGGCGAAGATAGCGGTGGCACAGGCCCCGGATATCAGAATTAAAGGAGGAAATACATGGCAATTTCAACACAAATCCAGAATCTTAATCTGATTCCGGGAAAATCAGCCCCTGTGGTAGTTCATCTGTCGCAGGGAAATGTCGGCAATACGGTGCAGTTCTATTTGTACGATGGCGACAATCCGTACTATCCGACTAATGTCTCTATCGCAGTTCATGGTGTTAGAGCAGATGGTTCCGTATTTGGACCTTATACTGTATCCGCAACTAGTGGCAGTAATCTTGTATCATTTGACATCGTAACCGCGATGACTTCTGTAAATGGAGCGGCTATCGGAGAACTCGTGCTCACAGATAGTAATCAAAATCAGATCGGATCTGCTAATTTCGGAATGCTTGTGGAAGCGGCACCTTATTCTTCAAGCGTGACATATGAAGACGATCTTTCCATCTACCAGCGAATTCTTGCTTATGTCAATAGTGAACGAAGCGAACGTATTTCAAAAGATGATCTACTTCAATCAGAAATAGATCAGCTTGTTGCTCCATCTGGAGAGGCGCCTTCTTCAGCGGAAGTGTTGAACGCGCGGATAGGGAATGATGGCGTAACTTACAACACATTAGGAAACGCTATACGTACACAATTCTCTGATATTATCAACGCTTTAATTAAATCGGGGATTATGGTTGAGGCTAATTATAGTTCACTAATTGGCGTAATCAGAGCTAGTGATGGGGCAGTAATTGGAGATACCCCAAACTATCACACGACAAATATATTTGTTCCTGCAAATTGTTTTGTTGTGGTGAACGGATGGTCCTACGCTGGTCACTCGATTATTGCAAAAGTGAATGCCGATGATACGTATACTTCTGTAGTAAATTGCACAGTAAATGGCCAGAAGACAACGACTTATAAAGCAGAAGAGGACATGTACATTTCTTGCTCTTATTGGGGTCGAGAACCGTTCACCTTATATATAATTTCTACCGGGACATCATCTATGAAAGTTAATCAGCCGCTGGATTTTGGAGGTAGACCTTATTACGGAGACAATGGACAGATCCTTCGGACAAAAGGAGATGGTTCTACAGAATGGACTAGCGTTGGGGCCCCAACGGACGAGCAAACAGCTACGGCGATTAATACATGGCTCGCCAATCATCCAGAAGCAACAACGACCGTTCAAGATGGTTCTTTGACTGACACAAAACTCTCTAATGCGTTAAAAATGAAAGCAATTAATCAATACGTTACACCGGAAATGTATGGCGCAATTGGAGATGGTGTTGCGGATGACACCACGCCGCTTCAAAATGCTTTGGATTCCGATTATCCAGTATATATCCCTAATAAGAAATATGGGGTATCAAGAGGGTTAACTATCACCAAAGATAAGTTAGTAAATGCTGATGCTTCTGCGGAAATACTTCCGATTTCTTCAGTAGACACTCTTCTCACTATCGGAAAAGACACGGTAACGCCTACAAATCCAGTTATGCCGGGGCTTTTAAAAGTAATGTGGAGCGGAGGAACTTTTAATTGCAAAAACGGACAAAATGTTGCTACTGTCGGCATTGAAATAGTAAAACTATATCATTCAAAATTTGAGAATATTTCGGTAATCAATGTAAGTGGAACTGGCGTAAAATATTCTGGAACATATGGCGCCATGGCTATTTGCGAAAATATTGCGGTGAAGGGCGTTAGCAATTCCCTCGGAGAATACGGTTTTGATCTGTCCAGGAACGACACCAGAATTTATAATTGCTCTGTAATAGATTGCAAAATAGGTTTCAACATAACAAAAGCATACACGCGGCTTGTTGGATGTTGCTGCTGGGTCACGCATTCTAACAATTGGAATCAAACTGTTGGATATGTTGTAGACGCAGACAACTGCGGATTTGTAGAATGCACAGTAGACACAACCAAAACAGGATTTTTGTTTACAAACAAAACAAAAAACATTGCGATTACTAATCTATTTTGGTTAGTTAATACTAGTGTGGTTTCTGATTATACTGGGATGATCCTTTTTAAGGGAAGCGATAGCAATAATCCTGCAGTAGTGTGTGGAAGTGTTACCGGTTTGCAGATGAGCTCCTTCGAATATCCTGTGATTTTAAAGCAAAACATGGCAGAAGGAACTGTATTTTCTATTTCAGGCGTAGGTACATCCAGCACGGATAACATCGACGGAATTTCGGATGTGGTTTTTATAGCCGAAGATAATAAAATCGTTAACGAGTTAAAACCGGTTGGCAACTACTATCTTGCCGGAATGGAAACTAGCCCTACTACTGCAAATGGGCCATTAACTAAATCTATTACTTTGCCGGCTGGCGTTTATATAGTAACCGTAATATTGCCATATGTGACCGGCCTTTCTAGTAGCGGATCTGCATGTAAATTAAGAATGACCTCTACTGCAGATACTTCGGTAACTACTTCATTAGGGTATCATTTAATTAGCCCAGGGTTTAGCGCCGGTTTCTCTGAAATGGTAGTGCTTACTGAAGAAATGACAGTGTATGCCGAAGCAGCAAATGAAATAACTCATCAGAATAACAATGGAACAGGCATTCGAGCGGTAAGAATTAGATGATTACCAAAAAAGAAAGGCTATGCTAATGGAAATCCTTACGTTCATTGGCTCGCATTGGTTGGAATGGCTGTTTACGGCTGTTCTGGCTGTCTTGTCTTGGCTTTTCAAGCTGATGCGTGACCAACTTAAACAGGAACAGGCAAAGAACGAGGCTATTG